GCAAAACTAGCGGCTGCTCCTTGAGATCCTGTTTCATTCGCCCATTGCCACAGGGCCCCTGCACAATCCTCGCAGCCGATATTTGAGATCATTCTGCGACTAGCTGTATCAGTGTGACCTCCCGTCGTTCCAGGGTCTGCTGATCCGCTGATATTAGTTTCTTGATTACTGCCAATAGCCAATGCCATAAACTCTGCTTGTGTGGGCAATCGTTTTTCAATTTCAGCGAACCTTTCTACAAAATTATACCAGTGATAATCTGGGTTGCTTGCCCCATCAACGATGGTTCCACCGTAACTGGATTCCAGTGTTGTCGTGTTGCTTGCTAAATAAATATCTGCCCACAATTTGTTTCCTACATACACCATCCCTTCTGGATTTGCCGTTGGACGATGCGAGGCTTGTGTCCAGACACTTCTAGGTAGAATATCGCCTTCTAGATAACCTGTTAGGGAATGCCCACTAATCGTCCCAACATCAACGCAAAGGCAGTGGAATCCGCCAATTTTGCGAGAATTTGTGGCACTGGCTGTTACACCTCCAACTGTTCCATTGGGATAGGTAGAATTTGAACTTAAACAAAAATTTGGAGTGGTTCCCGAACTAGGCTCTACTGCATACAGGTAGACATCCTCACCATTGCGGCTTGCTGCTGTTGCTTTGGAGGTTTCGTTACTGGCCCAAGAACCAGCCGTATCTGCGTCTAGTGTGGTTGCCGTAGCAAGTGTGTAAACAGTGGCGTTGATTCGCAACTGCATCGCTGGGATATTTACTGTCCGCCTTTCTGACGCTGTAGTAGAACCAGCGTAAAATCCAGCACTGACATCATTCCCACCTGTGATTTGCTGCTCTGCAAGATACCAGTTTGGGATTGGGATGGTTTGTACCGAACCTCCAAAGCTGATTAGACCACCGGACTCCGTAGCAAACGTAGTCGAGTTTAATTGAATTTCACCTGCCATTAGTGTCTCACTGAAAAGGTTCCTGTTAAGTTCATTGTCCCTGTCAAGTTTATAGGACCGTCTAGGATCACCATTTTACCTGCTACGGTCAGAGTCCCACTGAACGTGGTGTCTCCGATATACAGTCGGTTATTACCGGATGATACGGTGATGTTGTCACTGATACTGTTTGCGTGTTCGATGTCTTGCAAAGCCGTATCTGCAGTGGCCCCTTGTGCTGCCGTAGCATAATCCGTTGCTGCTGTCGTTGCTGCAGTCCCTAACCCAAGATGAGTGCTCAAAGACGTTGCGTTGATCCCCAGAGCAATCGTGCCAGAAGAAGTGACTGGCGAACCACTATCTACCTCGATCCCATCTGAGCCAGAAACCGCGACAGAAGTAACCGTTCCGCCAGTCGCTAGAGTCTGGAATTCCAAAGCGGTCGCTCCCGCATTTACTGCCAAGACCTGGTTTGCAGTCCCAATTGCCGAAAGCCCTGTCCCACCGTTCGCAGTTCCAAGAGTCCCAGAAACTGTGCTCAGATTGTTTGTCTCAGCAGTGAGGTATCCAGAATCATTAGTCCACTGGGAGATGTTCCCAGATTTATTGGTCAGGGTATCGGTGCTGGATGCTGTAATATAAGATCCAAGATCACTGATCTGCGATTCGGTAATCGTGTCCTGGGTAGCGAGTGTCCCCAGTCCCAGGTTGGTTCGTGCCGCACTGGCAGTCGTGGAACCTGTTCCGCCAGACGAGACCGGAAGTGTGTTGGCAACATCAGTCTGGAGATCCACCTGGTTCAGTGTGAGGACTTGACCTGCGGAAAGTGTGATGTAGTCGTAGGATGTTGAGGATGAGATCGAAATGTCGGTAGAGTTGTCTGTTCCTGCCGAATCAACCCCCAAGGTAGTCCTCAGTGTTGAGCCTGACTCAAACTGGAACTCTCCAGCAGAGGAGTTATAGACCAGCAGTGCATTGTCTGCGAGTGCCGCACTGTCGACATCTCCGAGGGTGACAAGGGTTGAGCCTGGAAGGTCCGCAAATTTCCATTCTGTGTCTGCAGTGGAATATTGCAGGATCTGCCCGTTTGTGGGGCTGTCATCATCATCAGTGACAAGGATTCTCCCAATCTGGGTCTGTAGACCCGTGTCGAGTTTTTCGGTTGTGATCGACGCATCTGCAATTGTCGCAGCCGTTGGGGTGCTCGGAGACCATTTTGAACCAGACCAGACCAGTGACTGACCTGTGGTGGGTGCAGTTGTGTTCGTATCAACATCACTCAGATCATCAATTGCACTAGGGATCGAGACCGTAGCAGCAGCCCAACTCTCCCCGTTAAATCGGAGGAAATCGTTTGTTGCAGGTGTCTTGTTCAGAACATTGCCCAAGCCCTCCAGATCCGGTGTCTGAATCGAGACCGTCAGGGTCTGCAGTTGTGTGTCAATCTCATCAAAATTTGAGTTGAGGTACGTTCCCCAGAGATCGACTGCCTGTCCTACTGTCGGTTTCTTTAAACTAAAATTGGTAGTCGTGGTGAAGTCGCTCATTAGCAATCCGAGAAGTCGATGTCATCAATCGTCACAGGGACCTGGGTTGAGGTAGTCACAGTGCTGTTGGAATTTGTGACCTTGACAAAGCGCAGAGTTAAGTACACAGGGGTTGACCCTGTGCTGCCCCAAGAACTAAGACTGTCTTGGACGTTTAGATACCAAGGAGTGATGTCGCCACTCCTAGCATAGTTATAGACCCGCTCAAACTGTAGATTGACGAACTTGTCTTTCAGTGTGGTATTGATGTAGATCCCTGCATCAATTGCATCTCCATTTGTAATCGCACTGTCCACATCCATCGCACGGATATTGATACTGTAGGCATCTCCCTGTCTTCGATCTCCAGTAGTTGCTCGCCCTACTGTACCAACACCTTCTGCAGCAAGTGCATTGGCAAGATTATCATTATTAGGACTGTAGATTACTGTTGTTTTGCCTCCAAACGGTTGGAAATAAGCAGGGACGATTTTGTATCCCGTGATACTGTAGAAACTGGCACTAGAAGCTAGATTTGAAACTGTGGTCGTTGTCACCGTCTTTGTAGTTCCAAGTGCATCAAGAATTTTGTTCGTTTCACAGATCAGTTTTGAGGAGTCTGCAATTGTGATTGGAGCATCCAGACCCACGATCCTGGCACTGAGGGAATCAAACCGAGTGTTGAGGTATGCCGCAAAACCGGAGTAGTCGAAATCAATCACCTCCTGAGCAGTGGTGGGAGGGGAGAAACCTTCGGCCTGCAGTTCGCTGTTCAAGTAGGGCCAGGTTGAGACTGGGGTGGTTGCTCCAGAGTACGGATCAGGCAGGAGGTCTGCGACTCCAACTGGGATTCTGCTGTTGATCGCATCAACCTGCGCGATGTTTCTATTTACCTGGGCCAGCGTGGAACTCGCACCAACGCCAGCAGTATTAATCTTGTCTGATACCGTTTTGAGCTTTGTAGATAACGATTCGACAAACTGGTTGATGATCGTTCCGTAAGTGGTCGAATCACTCCCCACCGTGGGGATGTCATAACTATAGTTGGTTGAGCTGCTGGGCATCGATTTTATCCACTGTAGGCAGCAAGTGCTGCGAGTGCTGCTGTTTTGGCGGCCTGTGCTTCGACCAACGCTTCGTCTGCAGTTTCCTGCAGGGTCTGCAACTCAGCAGCACTTGCTGCCAGTTGTGCTTCGGCTGCTGTCAAATCTGTTTCTAACTGGTCAAGATCTGAGAGCAATCCAACCAGAGAAGCGTTGACCATCTTGGTCGCCACCGAGACTGCTGTGTTGCTGTTGGTCAGTGCTGTGCTGGCATTCGTGTCTGCCTGATCCAGTTTGTAGGCGAGAGATGGTGTGACAGAATCTGAAACCTCTCCGAAAACGGTATCCACCGAATAGATCTCATCTTCCAAATCCTGCAGAGCTGAGTTCAGAATCCCACCCCAAGAATTTCTGTCTTTCCCAACTTCGGGGAGGGTAATGGAGTAGTTGGTCGTGGTGGGAGGGCTATCCGTTAGTGCCATTCCAAGCCTTGTCGCTAGGGGTTCGTTTTACCCAAAAGTCTTCATTCAAATCTGGTCGATCTGTCCAATTTGCAGTTGGTTGGGTTGTTGTCACAAATCTGACCTCACGGACGAAATTCCCGATTCCATACGCCTTGAGTCCATAGGTCGTTTTCTTGACACTCATGACATGGCCTGGAAGTTCAGAGAGTGCCTGCTGCCCTTCGTCCGCCTTCTGTCATCACTTGCTTGGATCTCAGCAACGGCACGTTCGGCCTGCAGTTGCCAGATTTGGATTCTTTCATCTTCTCCGAGGTACGGAGATGCCTGCATCAAACTGTAGTAGAGATAGGCATCGGGGTGACTCGTTGAGACCCAGTTGGTTGTGTTCGTTGTGCTCAGTGCTGGAATCTTTGCATAGTAAAACATTTCGTAGGTGATCGACTCAGCAGGGGTGGGGATGATCCGCAAGGCGTTGCCATACACAAAATATCTGGGATACGAGTCTGCCAGTCCTGCAATGAAATTTGTGTCGGTATACTCATTGATCGCATGAGCTGCGATCTCCACCAGATCCCGCTCTTTTGGGGAGGTCATCCGCAGATGCCGCATCTCTAGGAAATCACTTGGCATGGACAGATACTGATCACTCGTTGAAATGTCTGCACGAGTGTATTGATTAGTCGTCCTGAGCTGTCGGTTCAGTCGTGCCTCGGCAAGTGTGATAAACGTAGGGATCACACTCGTCAGATCCGTTCTGTTCAGCCAGTCTGCAATGTTGGTTTTCAGTTCGTCAAAAGTCATAGATGTCCTTCCCAAACGCGGAAAGGTTTGTTGTGGTAATCATTCAACCATGCTCTAAATTTCTTCTTGTCCCTAGTGATCCCCTGCTGTGCGAGTTGGTCGTAGAGAACTCTGGGGATCTCGGCAACTCGTTTCCATCCGCTTTGTTTATTTGCAAATGGATCAAGGTGTTGGTTGTCACGCAAGGTCTTGGTCAACTTCAATGTAGGTTCCAGATCCTGCGTGACCTTATGATGAATCTGCAAAGATCGAGAGTCTGTCTCATCCACATAGAACTCACTGAGTACATGACCTGTGTGATCTAAAATTTGCTTCGTCAACATTCTCTCAATCTCTCAGATTTAGTGATTAGGAAGTGGTTAGATCAAAGATCCCACCATGAGCTGCTTCCTGTGTCATCTCCAGACCCATCTCGACCACCAAGTGCTTGGTCTCCGCGTCACTGGTCTTTCCGAGGGTACTTACCTGGAAATTTCTCAAGTAGGAAACCTTCGCAAATTCGGGCGATATGAGAAATGCGTCCCGCTCTCGCTGGAAGCGATTTGGCATCACCTGGAGGTCTCCAAAGTCGGTCGCAAACACGGTTACGTTGCTACCAGCAGTGTTGGAATCAATCATCTCACGGGCGATAGATCGTCCCGTCAATGTTGAAACCACGGTCTTGTTGAAAGGTCCGACCATCAAGCGATCTGGCTCACCGCCTTCCGTGTAGCAGGACTGCATCACGGTGTTGATCAAGGTTTCAGTCAATGCTCGTTGTGCCGAGGAATCGGTTCGGGCAGTTGATCCAACCGTCACCGGATCTGCACCGGACGTGGCATCGAAACTGGTGTTGGTATTCAACCAGGCACTAATCATTGCGGAGGTTCGCGCAGTCGTTGAGTTTCCTGTGGCCTTGGCCTGGTTGCTCAACAGTGCCGCTTCGACACTGCGCTTCAGTTCCTTCGTGCGTCGAGCCATCTGGTGGGCCATCTGGCTGGTCTTGCCGTACAGCTTGATCGCAGACTGGGTTCCTGTCACAGCTACTGCCCGACTCATGATCTGGCAGACGTTGCTGTTTCGGGTGGTCAGTGAGGCTGCTGCTGCACTGATCGCATCACCTTCCAGGTCAGTCGTTGTGCTGGTTGCACTGAGTTCTTCTGTGATCCACTCAAAGACGGTGTTGGAAACATTTCTGGTTCCTACAGAGTTGACGAATGGGGTTTCAGTGGGAGAGATATTGTAAACAATCTCTTTAATATCAATTACATCCTCTTCCGTGCCTGACGTTTTGATGTCGTAGGACGTAGAGGCATTCGTTAGAAGTGCCATTGTGACTTACTCCAATAATCTAGATTACCCATATTGGGCAAAAAAATTTGCAGGTTCAACGTAATAGTGCGTCGAATACTGCGACTGCATCTTGATTGCGCCCAGACTTCTGAAGTTTCTGCATTGATTTTTTCAATCGTGATGCACCTTCATCCGTTGGGACAAAATTACGACCCCTTGTCGGTGCTGTTTTCACAGTCGATTCTTGGGGTTTCTTCAACTGTTGCTTGGCTTGCGAGGTTGTCTTGTTCGCACTCCAAGCGTCATAAAGGATCTTGACCAGTCGAGCATCGTAGGCTTGACTCAAATCTTGCTCAGTC